GGACACGCTATTGTAAAATTAGGACATATTGTTTTAGAGCAAGGCGAATACGATGAAGAGGGTAACGAAACTAAAGCACCAGTATTAAGTGATAAATACCATTTAGATGTAGCTTGGGATTTACAAGACACTTATGACGAAGAAGGTAATTTAATAAAAGCAGACCACCCATACGGCTGGAAATCAAGTGCTGTTACTATTTCTGATGGTAATGGAGTACATAGTTTCTATGGTGTGGACTATCAAGAGTTTAAGATATGAGAATACTTTTCTTCTTATTAGCTTTTAATTGCTATGGGCAGTTATTATCAGAAGAAGATAAGCAACAGCATTTTGTAGCTGGTACAGTATTTTCAGCACCTACTTATAGTGAGGTGTATTTAAGAACAGGAGATATAGGCAAAGCATTTGGATATGGTCTATTAGCATCTACAGTTGTAGGTATAGGTAAAGAAACAATAGATGATAAATTTGATAAAAGAGATTTAATAGCTACTATGTTAGGGGCAGTAGCAATAAATGTAATATTAACAGCAATACTAATTATAAATGATAAAGGGATTAAGATATTTAGCAGATAAATTAGAAGAGTTTAAGTTTTGGCTTATACTTAAATGGAATAACCTATTAAAGAGTTTGATGATATGAGCCTAAGCGATCTAAAAGTAGCTTGTTTAAATGCTATTTCTTTAGGTGTTAGTTTTACACAAGTAGAGAATAGTCTAAAGATAATTTTATTACTAGCCTCTATTGTGTATACGTTACAGAAAATATACGTTAATCATAAAAAGGATGACAAAAAACTTTAAATTAAAAGAATTTAAGTGTAAAGGCAATATAGAGGGATGCGATTGTCAAATGCCTCTAGAGGTGTATGAAAACATTATAAAACTTTCTAATCAACTTCAGTTCTTAAGAGATTATACTGGTAGACCTATAACTGTCAATAGTGGATGGAGATGTGAAAAACACAATAGTAACATTAAAGGATCTAAACGATCACAGCATTTATTAGGTAAAGCTGCAGATATCACTATACAGAGTTTAAAACCAGCAGAGGTATTTGTTATTATAGAAGACTTAATAGATATGGGTCATATGCTACAAGGTGGACTAGGTTTGTATGAAAAAAAAGGTTTCGTACATTATGACATAAGAAAGAAAAAATCACGCTGGTAATGCCTAAAAAGAAATTCAAAGATACCACAGTAGGAAAACTATTATTAGGAGCTGCTAAAGTTATTAATCCAGCTTTAGGGGAAGTTCTAGAGGGTGTAGTATCTCCTAAGGAAGCGATAAGCGAAATAACAAAATCTAACATATCTACAGAGGATAAGATAAAGCTTCAGCAATTAATCCACGAACAACAGAATAAAGAGATGGAAGAGACCACTAAAAGGTGGGTAAGCGATAATGAGACTGATAGTTATTTAACACGCAATATAAGACCTCTAACACTAGCTTTTCTAACTCTTACTCTTTTCATATACATAATACTAGATAGCTCCTTAGAAGGCTTTAAAATAGATTCTAATTGGATAGATCTATTATCTTCATTATTACTTCTAGTTTATGGCGGATACTTTGGTATGAGATCTGCAGAAAAAATTACAAAAAACTGGAAAAAGTAGTTACTATATAGTATCTACTTTATAGTTATACTATTTAGTATATATATATATATTATTTTCTATATAGTAATATCTATATAGTATCTACCATATAGTACTATATAGTATAAAAAAAAGAAATACTTTTTAATTTCCAAATTTATTTTTTAAAACTTTAGAATTATATTTGTTTATGCCTAGAAAGATATCCAGAAAGAATCTTATAAAGAAGCTAGATGCTATATTCAGTGAGTATATTAGGAGAAAATATGCAGATAAAAATGGTATAGTAAAATGCTATACTTGTGATAAGAAAGCATATTGGAAAGGCAAGGGGATGCAGAATGGACACTTTATTAGTAGAGCTTCTAGGATCTTAAGATGGGATGAGGATAACTGCAGACCACAGTGTTATGCCTGTAACTGTATGAGATATGGGCAGCAGTATGTTTTTGCACAGAATCTCAATAAAGAGTTTGGATATGATAAAGCTGATGAGTTGCTACAGAAGTCTAGAGAGACAATAAAACAAGCGGATTTTGAATTAATAGATTTAATAAAACACTATGAAAGTTTGGTTAAGAATTTAATATAGGTTATTTTTGCGTAAACTTAGTTTAAGTTTGTTATCATTGTTCAGAGAAGAGTGTCCTTAGGGATGCTCTTTTTTTGTTAAGTATTTGTATATTAACATTATTTTATATAAATTTGAAGTGAATTAATTGATAACAATATGAATTTACTACAAAGACTAAAGCCTCACTATAGGCAAAAACTCCAAGAATCTAATACTAAATATCCTTTATTAGTAGGAGATATAACTTCACAACTAGAAGAACATAAATTTATTACAGATCTTAGTTATCGAACTGTAGTTCAAATGAATTTTATATTTGACAGTTTAGATGCTTTTAAATTTTTTGAAGAGTATGACTCATAGTGAAGATATAATAAGAGTTTCATCTTTAGAGATGGAAAACTATCTGTTTGCTAGGATACAAGCTTTAGAGAAAAGAATAGAGTATCTTGAGATTCAGCTAGAAAGAGAGAAACATAATAACCTATATAATAACTAAATTTAACTAAATGAAAAACGGAAGAATCAAGTACATTGACACTAATGGTCAGTGGAATGGTATGAATAAATACCTAGTAACCTTTGCAGATGGACAGGCTTTTACCTTCTTTGCTAAAGGAGATTTTAAAGCATCTGTAGGAGATAGTATAAAATATACTGTCAGTAATGCAGAGATGAAGAATGCTAAGTTAGTTAGAGATGATTACTCTAATAAAAACTATAGCTCAAACAACTCTAGACCTAACACCTCTAGAGATGATGTACAAACATCTATTATTAAACAGACTTGTATTAAAGCATCCTCAGAGCTTCACGCTGGTAGAGCTTCAAGTGATGTACAGTCTGTAATAGAAGATGCTGAGATAATGTTTAACTGGATAACTAAATAACAATGGATAATAATATAGAATTTTTAAACTTCCTATTCCCAAGAAGCTCTAAGCTAGATTTTATAGTAACTAATATTTCTTTTAATGCTAAAGAGATGACTGAATGGATAGAGAAAAACAAAGACAAAGCAGATGCTAATAAAGGATATTTAACTTTTGATGTATTAAGATCTGGTAAAGATCCTAACAAGTATTATGCTAGAGTGTATGATTCTCCTAAGAAAGATCCTGTATCTTCTAAAGAACATATGCCAGATAGAGAAACAGCAGATTTGCCTTTCTAATATATATTTTGTTTATTTGGCTACTCTATATGGGTAGCCTTTTTTTTGAACTATGATAATAAACTATAACGAACAACTAGAGAAACTAAGACAGATAAGAAATGGTAGTGTAAAAGAAGGATTAAGATTAGACATACCAGAGATAGATGATTACTTAAGATTTAAACCTAATGGTTTTAATGTAATACTGGGACAGGCTAATGTAGGTAAAACTTCTGCAGTACTATTTTTAATGCTATGCTACACTCTTAAATACGGAAAGAGATGGTTAATATTTTCTAGCGAGAATCAACCACATAGTATTATAAGAAAGCTGGTAGAGTACCTAACAAGAAAACCACTGGAGCAAATAAGTGAAGAAACATTTATTAAATGCACAGACTTTATAGCAAACTACTTTAAGATAATAGATTCAGAAAAGCTTTATACTTATAGAGATTTACTTAATTTAGGATTACAATATAAAAATGCTTGGGACTATCACGGATTTATGATTGATCCTTACAACTCACTAGCAAAGGATGAGAAGCTAATGAAGAGCTTAGGGGGACACGAATACGATTACCAGGCTACAACTGAATTTAGATTATTCTGCAAAAACAATAATATTACTATATGGTTGAATGTCCACGCTAATACTGGAGCTATAAGAATGCTACATAGAATAGATCATCAGTATGGTGGTTATCCTATTCCTCCTATGGCTAGTGATGTAGAAGGAGGAGGTAAGTTTGTAAACAGAGCAGATGACTTTTGGGTAGTACATAGATATATTCAGCATCCTA